CCGGTTGATTTGCTAGTTGCTTGAGTAACCGCGCCTTGGGCGCCGGTGGCATAACCAATTTCTTGGCTTGCGTAGACGGTAGTAAATTCAGGATCAGCGTACGCTACGCCGATTGCTTGTGAATTTGGCATTTCAGGCCCCCATCCAAGAAGTTTGTACGCCGTTTGGCGAATAATTGCGACTCTTAGGTTCTACATACTCACGGTGCGCGACAGGAAACGCAAACGTCACGCATATAGCATCTGCTGCGTCCGGAGAAGCCAACCCCCTCGCCCGCATATCCTTTTTAGACTCCAAAAAGATAGTTCCTTTTGAATCCGGCTTCATTACAGGTGATATTAAATCAGTTTTAAGTATTCTGTCACTAGGAATCGATGCAGTTTTTAACCATTGACGCATATCACCCCACATCTGAGCCCTTAAATTACCATACATGAGCGGATTTTTGGATTTATTTCCAAAATTCACGCCTCGAATCTTGTACCGCTGCTCTTTCAATCTATCCACCACGCCTCCGCCCACGCCACCTTCGTCAATCACGACCAACGCGGGCTTATATTCCTCAATCGCCTCAATGACGTGTCCCACCACCGTCATCGTATCGTCGCCCTTGAAGCGTTTGATACCAATAATGTCACGCCCTTGGCGGATCGCAATGACAGTCGAGTCTGAACCAAACCGCGCAGGGTCAACACCCACAATAATGGGGGCGGACAGGTCTTTGAGTCGGGCTCTACGCATGGCTTCGTCAACGATTGAGGACGATATGAACTGATCATCACCCGCAGAGGGGAAGTCACCGTAAACCTCAACCGCCGCTTGTGATGAATCTGCGCCATATTCGTCAATGATCTGCTGGTAGACGGCCTTGTCGGTGCCCTCAACCGTTCTTGCATCCACAATCTTAGTATTCCAAAAGTCACGCTTAGAGTTGTGGCATTCGTAGAAGTAACCGGTATTGCGGCGCGGGTTAGAGAACGCCAACCAAAAGCGGTTAGGCGTGTTCTCGGTAAAGAAGCCAGCAGTCACCGCCCAAATGGCGTCGTCAATACCGGAGGCCTCATCAAAGATCACCATCACACCGTCGTAGTTGTGAACCCCTGCATACGCATCAGGGTTCTCGCTTGACCACAGGCGTCCCTCAACCGACCAATAGCGTGTGCCTTTCTTTAGGTCACGCTCGACCAACTCAGTCATCCACTTAGCGGGCATGAGTCTGGTGGCTGAGACTTCAAACCAATGGCTGTTTAAGCTCATTGCTAACCACTTGGTAATCTCTGCCCAAGTGACCGATCGTAGCTGCGATTCGCTGTTGGCTGAAATGATGGTTGTCGAGCCAATCCGTGTGGAGAGCATCCACAGGGTTAGCCAACTGACTAGCGCAGACTTGCCAATACCGCGACCGGATGATGTAGCCATGCGGAAGGTGTCAAAGTCAACCTTGCCGCCGTTCTGCTTAATGTGTGCGGTCAGGTCAGTCAAGACTTCGCGCTGCCATTTGCGTGGGCCTGAGAAGTTTTCTAAGGGCGTACCTTTCTGACTCCATGGGAACGCGTACAAGACGAACGCTAGTGGGTCATCCTTGATCTTGGGTGACCAAAGCGCTGACATGAGGCGCATCTCTTCGGCGGCGCTGTACTGTGTCGTTTGCATCAAAACTTCTTGCTGTAGCGGGCGTTGACGTTAAACATACCGCGCGGGCCATACATTCCACCAATATCTAAATTGCTGCCGTTGCCAAGGTCAGCGTTGTACCCCGCGTCTATGCCGCCAGGCATCATCTTAATCGTGCCGTCCGGCATCCGTACCATGACGCCATTAACGCCCGCGCGTAAATTGTCGCCTTGGTAGCCACCGCGCGCCATTAGCGTTTCGGGCATGAAAGGAACCGTTTGACCGTTGGGCAGTTGCACATTGTAGCCACCCGAGTTGCCCATCACCATGCCTTGAAATGGTGATTGCCGACTAGGCTGTTCACCCATCATGGTTTGGCGCATCATAAAATCTTCGCTATTAGCTGACTCTTCTAACGCCAACAGCTTACGCCGCTCTTCAGGTGTCATGCTCTCTAGAGAGTAGCGCAGCATATTTAGATTCTTGGGCAGTAATTCGTTGGCCATTGCCGGACTCCGTGAGATTTAGTGCTGATTGTAAATGGGATTGGAAATATTTAATAAAAAAAATTTTGGGGGTGAACCCTCCGCTAGCTAGGGCTCCTTGGCAGGGCTCCCCCCCCCCATCCCCTTGGCTGTTGCGCTGCAACATTGCCGCGGTGCGGCATGGTTGCTGCGCTGCAATGGCTGCGCTGCAACATAGCGTTGTGCTGCAACGCAGCATGACGCTGCAACATTGTGCAATGCAACAGCATTGTGCAATGCAACATTCACAGCTCGATCATTGTGCGCTGCAACATGATGCAATAGGGTTTGCCTATTGATAACTAGAATCGATCAATATATATATTGTGAGCAATTGAGAGGATTGTGTGTAATTGTGTGGTATTGTGATTATGCATTAACAGATTGATTGATGGTTCCGGTGCTTCACAAAGCACTATAAGACCCGAAGTAGTAAGCATAGGGAGCGAAGGAGAAAACGATCTGTTAATGCACAACCCTAATCTGATTAATCAAACCAGGACAACATCATGCTCTCAATATCATCCGATGCAAAAACAGTAAAAGGTTTAAAGCTTGGTTTTCTTACCGGCATACTGTATTTAACACCTAGCGACCTATCAGGCCGGCAGGTTTGCCCTATGGCCAAGCTTGCAGAATGCGAGGCACCTTGCCTGTTTAGTGCTGGTCGTGGCGCATTCACTAGCGTACAAATCGCTAGGCTATCAAAAACAGATTGGTTTTTTAATGATCGTGATTCATTCATGGCCGAATTAATCGATAGTGTTTTTGCTTTAATTCGCCAAGCAATGCGCCAAAGCTTAACGCCAATAGTGCGCCTAAACGGCACAAGCGACATTAGATGGGAAAATATACCGGTTACATACAAGGGTATTGCATACACCAGTATTTTTGCTTTATTTCCCCAAGTACAGTTTTACGATTACACAAAGCTTGCAAACCGTAAAAACGTACCGGCAAATTATGATCTGACATTTTCCTATAGTGGTGCGCTGGCATACCAAAAGTATGTACAGCAAGCCATTGCTAGCAAAATGCGTATTGCTGTTGTATTTAGAACCGTGGCCGATATCCCTAAAAGCTTTTTGGGTTTGCGCGTGATACCTGGCGACAATAGCGACATCCGTCATGTTGAGCCCAAAAACCGTATTGTGGCTTTGTATGCCAAAGGCCAAGCCAAAAAGGATACAGGTCCTTTTGTAGTTGATACCCTTCGCAAAATTATTCCTATCAAATTAGCAGCATAACTTCCACGGCCACGCAAGTGGCCATTACCTAAAGGACTAACCATGCTAGAAAAAATCCACGCAGCAATCGGGCTCGTATTGATGTTCATTGCCCTAATTCTTTTCAATTTTATTTGAGAGCCAGCATGACCATTTCACTTGTTGCCGCGGCCATAGTCATACTTGCAATACTAGTCTTTGATTTATAACCCATCTAAAACGCATCAGAACCCGCTCAGGCGGGTTTTTTTACGCCTCTAGTACATTAACGTGTATTTCTATTAAAATCGCCCATAACGCCTTGAATTAAAATATTAATCACTTTGTGGGGTAAACGATGCAAAAAGCAAAGACAGCGCAAGAACAGCATAGTTATGACGGCAAGCTTAGGCGGCTCGGTAGCCACAATATCGCCTATACCGTGCGTGAGGTGTGGCCGGTGATCTTAGAGCGCATCACGGAGGGCAAAAGCTTAATGAGCGCCACCAAGGAGGTGCAAATGTCTTATGCCACGGCTATGTATCAACTAAGACAGAACCCTGAACTACAAACCAAGTACAGGGCTTGCATGGAAGAGCGCGGGGATTATTTAGCAGATGAACTGGTTGACCTATCGGACGAGATGCCACCAGCCGATCTAGATCCCGCCTTAATCAACGCCTGGGTGAACCGTCAACGACTCAGGATCGATGCACGGAAATGGTCGGCGTCAAAGCTTCGCCCCAAACAATGGGGGGACAAAATCGATGTGAGTGTTACACACACACAAATATCCATTGTACAAGCTTTGGAGCAAGCCGAGGCTCGGCTTTTGGACGTGACCGATATCACCCCTAATGAACCTAAAACCCTAGATTAGCGGTACAGCGGTACTAGCGGTACATAGCGGTACTATTAATATCTGTATATGTACTGCTAACCCCCCAAGGTTAGCGGTACAGGGTATGTATGTTTAAGGAGTACCAGTACCGCAGTACCACTAATTTTGCTCACTTTTTGAGCAAATTAAGCCATAGCAGTACATTAGCGGTACAAACATACTTAGTCACCGTCCGACTCTTTTTTGTACGATTTCGGCATGACATACCCTGCCTCATGTCGCCCTGGGCGCTTCTCAATTGGGGCTTCAAATGGCGTATAAATGGCGTTAATCATGCCACGCGCAACCATAGCGTCGATCACTTCAAGGGCTTGATTCTTATTACCACCGATCCGCTCAGTTAATTCTGTTTTAGTGCGGTATTCAGTTTTATTGAGTAAATTCAACGCCGATATCACCGCCTCTTCTTTTTGCTTCAAGAGCAATTGTCGGGCTGCTAGATCTGCATCCTTTCGGTTTTTTTCTTTAACTTTTGCTATCTCACTTTTACCGCCGGCCTCGACAATTTCAGGCACCCCATGGATCAGGGTTTCGGTTATTTTGTTGCCCAAGATGTCATGCGTCTTGATCACGTTGATGCTGGCACCAAACAAGATCCCGTCCGCACGGGCAAAAAATCGATGCTTGGCAGATACGATCTCAAGCCACCGTTTGCCATCATCTTCTTTGATCATGTACATAACTTGATTAGCATCTGCCTCCCAAGCGCCGGCACCGCGGGCGCTGAAATCGACCACATCGGCACGTTTAAGTGCTTTGGCAATATGCCCAACCAACACAAGCGGGATGCCCCTAAACTTTTGCTTTAAAACTGCCATGGCACGTCCGACCTCGCTGTTGTCGGACTCATTCTCAAGATCAAATACGCTATTATTGGTATCGAACGCCACGACCGGATTGGCGCTAAATACCTCACCGTCTGCGCTAATGTTGTCAACTGCCATGGTTTCGTAAAACGGTGCGACCTGGGCGACTATTTCGGGTGCCAGGCGGGCGGCGGCTACCACCTTGATCCATTCGGACACCTCGCGCGCGCTATGGGTGCCAAAATGCCCTGCCTCACGCATCGATCGTAAGATTCGCAATGCCTGTTTAGGATCCTCGGACACCCAGATCAACTTGCGACGAAGGAGAGGTTTAAGGGGGTCGTCAGGGTCACATAGATGGGTGACACGGGTAAGGAGGGGCAACAATTGGGTGGTCTTACCTGATGCTGCCGAGCCAACCACCAACACCACTCCCGCCTCCATAATGCCGTCTAACACATACTCGGTAGGGGGAATGTTGTCTAGGTCGTAGTGAACAAAGGTGGATAGCGGGTGCTTAGGTTGGTCATTTAAAATAGATTCAGCGGCTGCATCCCCGAGCGCTGCACTTGCACCCACATCATGGTCAGGCGTGTAACGGGCAACACTTTGGGCAATCTGTCGAATTTCAGAATCGGGCAATGCTATTTCGCATCGATCCTCATTGGCCTTAGATAGTGCGGCATATATCTCGGCACTCGAAAAGCCCCCGTGGCGCATCAAACCACCCATAGCGGTCAGACCTACGTTACGGCTACCGCATATCAGAGGTGAATCACTAGCGTTTGAAATAACCTTTTTGACCGCCAAAGCTACGCGCCAAGGCTCAGGGATAGAAAAAGGCATTGCACCGTCTGTCGGGTCGCCTGAGACTTCCCACTCATAGGTGCGCGCGCTTTCAATCGTGCCGTCTTTAGTTGGGATCACAAACGAAGGTGAAGCTACAAAATAATTGCCGGTAGACAAGAAATCAATGCCAGGGCGAGGCTTGCAACTTTTTAAACCGTCGTACCATTTGGCAACATAATGTTGCCCGCCCCCTGCGGTCAACTGGCAAATCGATTCGTCCGGTACAGAGCCCAACTCGTGCTGAAATGTAGACCAACTATCGTCTCCACCATTGCGCGGGTCAATGTCAAACACCACGATCCCTGACACCTCGCCAGTCGGGATGCCGATGTTGTAATTCGGGTCTTTTGCCCACCATTCTTTGATTTGATCCGTGTCCGTGGTGGCGTTGTAGAACCCGTCCGGAGTCGCTGGGTTCTTTCGTAGCGCCACCAAGGGAAATACTGGCCAACCCCAAGACGCATAGGTTAGCGCTGCCTCAAGTTTTGTTGTTGTTGTCATAGGGAGGCTCATGGTTTGGGATAGCAATAATTTAAAAAGTCACGGAGTTCAATTGCTTCTTTTAAGGGCAAATTGATCTTCGCAGAATGTTCTCCAGCAGTTTTTTTAATTACAAAAAGATCAACATAACTAGTAAAAACCGTTGATATAGCCGTTTCATCAACATAAATGCTCAACTCTTTATCTATGTGCATCTAGTTCCCCTTTTTGCTGAAAATACTCAGACAATTTCTTAATCACTTCATAGGAGGGATTCTTGTTTACACCGTTTTTAATATTTAGCAGGGTGTTGTAATGCACCCCCGCCAACTCCGCAACAATAGGCACCGACCTATCGTGCATCAACTCTCGGATTTGCTCAATTGTTAACATTTTTGCACCTTTTTAAATTAAATTGAATTATCTTGTTGACACAATAACATTTATCATGCAATAATTCAATCAATCGCTAAACGGAGCCCCGACAAGCGATCAACTTTAGGAGCCACAAATGGCTATCAATCTTAGAAGCACGAAAGGTCTACACGCCAATGGCGTGAAGTTGTTAGTTTACGCACAAGCAGGTGCCGGTAAAACAAGCCTGATCCCCACTCTGCCAAACCCCGTTGTGTTATCGGCTGAAGGTGGATTGTTGTCGATTGTCGATGCAGACCTACCTTTTGTCGAGGTGTCATCTTACGACACGCTGATGGAAGCGTATCGTTGGTTGATTGAATCAGACGAAGCAAAACAGTTTGAGTCGATTGCACTTGATTCAATCTCAGAGATTGCCGAGGTGGTGCTGAATCATGAGAAGAAAATTGCTAAGGATCCTCGCCAAGCTTATGGTGCCATGCAAGAGCAAATGTACGACATTATTCGCGCCTTTCGCGATATACCTGGCAAGCACATATATTTCACAGCGAAGTGTGAGAAAACTGCTGATGAGTCGGGGCGCATTCTCTACGCGCCGTCTATGCCTGGCAACAAGACTGGGCAAGCGCTGCCTTACTTCTTTGACGAAGTGCTGGCACTACGCGTTGAGAAAGATGCAGAGGGCGTGGCACAACGTGCGTTGATGTGCGATAGCGATGGGATTTGGCAAGCCAAGGATCGCTCGGGCAAGCTGGACACTTGGGAAGCACCGGACTTGGGTGCCATTATTGCAAAGATTGGTGGTTGAAATGGACAACAAAGAACCAGCATTTCCAGTTGTCTATGCGGAGGGAGATTTTGACCGAGGCATGACGTTGCGCGATTATTTTGCGGCTAAAGCACTTCAAGGCATTCTTGCTAGTAGTACTGAATGGTCTGACGTTAATTGGAATGAATGTAAATTGATAGTGACGGATTCATTCAATATAGCTGACGAAATGATGAAAGCAAGGGAGCAATCATGACACTCTACCAACAATGGCTAGACGCCAAAGCCGACGAAAAGAAAGCAGTTGCTGATCGCCGCTCAATTGAGGATCAGATTATCAAAGCTTTCAACATCCCCAAGACGTTAAGCAATACCCAAAACGTCGAGGCTGATGGGTTTAAGGTCAAGATCGTTGGTCGCCTCGATCGCAAAGTAAACAGCATCAAGCTTCAAGATTTAGCTGCTGAGTATGGCTTGACTGATCACTTGTCTAGCCTTTTCCGTTGGACACCCGAAGTAAATGTTTCAGCGTGGGAATCAGCAGACCCACGCATTACCGCACCATTGCTCGAAGCTATTACGACCAGTAACGGTCGCCCATCTTTCACAATCGTAAAGGAATAAATCATGGCACAACTAGACGAAACTTTCAGCGTTGACTCGCTCCCCGTATCTGATCGCAACTTTGAACCTTTGCCCGCGGGTTGGTACACCGCGGTGGTAAACGGTGCAGAAATCAAGGTTACTAAGGCTGGCACAGGCAAGTACATCGCCGTCAGGTACGACATTACTGGCCCAACGCACCAAGGCAGGGTGATCTTTGGCAATCTCAACATTAAGAACCCAAACCCCACGGCTGAGAAGATTGGACGCGAGCAGTTAGGCGAGATCATGCGCGCCATTGGCTTGGCAACGGTGCAAGACACCGATCAGTTGATTGGCGGTCAGTTGATGATTAAGCTTGAGATCAGAGAGTCTGAGCAGTACGGCGCGTCCAACGACGTAAAGGGTTTCAAAGCAAGCGGTGCGGCGCCACCCAAAGCCGCACTAGCAGCAGCACCAGCAGCAACAGCAAAAGCGTCCCCACCTTGGGTTAAAAAATAAGGAGTATTGAACGTGACTTTAGAACTTACGCTTGAGGAAATTAATGTAATTATGGCGATGCTTGGGCGCCAACCCTATGAGCAGGTGGAAGGCTTAATTGCCAAGATCCGTGCCCAGGCGATCCCACAGTTGCCAGTTAAAGCTGAAGAGTAAAAAAGCAGGGGTGGTTAGGCAAGCATTCAAGGATGTCGTAGGTGCGTGTTTTTCTTGCCTTCCAACGCACAAGTAGTCACGGCCAAATTGACACCCCGCCCCTTAAAAAAATGCCCCTGACCTTGCGGTTGGGGGCATAAAACCAAGGAGATACCATTGAAGATACCGGAGTCAGAGTACACCATTTCAGCCCTGATCGACAAGCACCATGAGTTAATTCAAGATGAGCCACGCCCCCACATGGGGGCTAGCGTCCTTGGCCATGTCTGCGACAGGTGGTTATGGCTATCGTTTCGCATGGCTGTGGTCGAAAGGTTCCCTGGGCGCATTCTGCGCCTGTTTAGGCGGGGTCAAGAAGAGGAAGCCCGAGTTGTGTCTGACCTGCGCGCCATCGGCATGGACGTGCAACGCACGGGTGAGAACCAAAGCAGGGTGGACTTCGGTTGCCACGTTAGCGGCAGCATGGACGGGGTGATTGAGTCAGGGGTGCCCGATGCGCCCAAAACGCGCCATGTCCTAGAAATCAAGACCCACGGTAAGAAATCGTTTGATGATCTCGAGAAAAACGGGGTTGAGAAGAGCAAGCCCCAGCACTATGTTCAGATGCAAGCGTACATGATGGGTGCGGGTGTTGACCGCGCTTTGTACTACGCCATATGTAAAGATAATGACGAAATCTATACAGAACGGGTGCGACTTGATAAGGCTGTGGCACAAAAGGCCATCGACCGCGGGCATCGACTAGTCAAAGCCGACCGTATGCCACCACCCATTAGCACCGACCCAACTTGGTTTGAGTGCCGGTTTTGCGCGGCACATGAGTTTTGCCATAAGACTAAGCTGACCAAGGAAGTGAATTGCCGTACTTGTACCAACAGTACCGCTCGAGATGACGGCACCTGGCATTGTGCAGAATATGACGTGACACTTGATTTTGAGAATCAAAAAGTGGGCTGCGAGGCGCACGTCTTGCACCCTGACCTAGTGCCGTGGCAGCATAAAGTTGAAGGCAAGGCAATCATTTGGATAACGCCTGATGGTGACATCAAGAATGGCGTGAGTGACTGGGAAACCTTTACAAGCCGTGAGATTGTGGCAAATCCATCTGCGTGTGCAAGTGATGACAAGTTTATTGGCGAGGCGCGTGAGATATTTGGTGCGAAGGTGGTGGGGTAATGGCCAAAATCAAACAACTTTCATTTTTAGAATTGCCACCAGAACCTACAAAAACATATCGGGCAATTCGGCACGACGTTGTGCGTGAAAAACAAGCAATTAATAGTTCAGAAGTGCATCATCCAAATGAAAAAACAAATCAAATTGAATGGGTTATGCGAAATTTAAATGTTCAAAATGGCCATGACATTCTTGAATTGTTTGCGGGTCGAGGAAATTTAACTAATGTTTATGAACAGTTTGGGCAAGTTACCGCTTGCGACAGAAAGTATTGCAAGACCGGCGATAGTTTTTTGTTATTTCACAAAATGATTGCTGAAAAAAAGAAATTTACCGTTATTGATCTTGATCCTTATGGTTTCCCAAGTAGGTTATTCCCTGACATATTTCTTTTAATTGACAACGGTTTAATTTTTGTCACTATGCCAAAACCTTACGTCAATGTCCTTAACGGAATTACGCAAACTCATTTAATTGCTTATTTTGGCGAACCAAATCCATCTGAAGACACAATTATTGATCAAATTGTAACTTGGGGATTATGTCATTGGCGCCAGGTTGAGTTGATTGATTCTATTGATTGCTCAAGTGTTTGGCGTTTTGCTTTTAGCGTAGTTAAGGTTAAGGCGACAGATTACACCGGAGTTAGAAACCGATGACGGATGTAAAAATAATGCTCCGTGACTACCAACAACGCACGATCGATCAGCTATACGCCTGGTTCAACGCGCACCCGATCGGCAACCCCTGCCTAGTCCTACCCACCGGCTCGGGCAAAAGCCACATTGTGGCTGCACTTTGCAAGAACGCTTTGCAGGAATGGCCTGAAACCACCATCCTAATGCTTACTCACGTCAAAGAATTGATTGTGCAAAATGCTGAGAAGATGCGCTTGCATTGGGCAAACGCCCCCTTAGGCATCTACTCGGCGGGTATTGGCAAGCGCCAGTTGGGTGAGCCCATTACGTTTGCCGGCATTCAAAGCGTCAGGACTAAGGCACCGCTGCTCGGTCACATCGACTTGGTGATTGTGGATGAGTGTCACCTAGTGAGCCACAAGGATGAGGGTGGTTACCGCAGCCTTTTAAACGACCTACAAGCGATCAATCCACATTTGAGGGTCGTAGGCTTGACCGCCACGCCGTACCGCCTTGGGCACGGTTTAATCACGGATAAACCCGCATTGTTTGATGCGCTGATTGAACCGGTCAGCATTGAGGAGTTGGTACATAAAAAATATTTGGCGACCTTGCGTAGCAAATTAACAACAGAGCGGTTGGATGTTAGCGGTGTGCATAAGCGTGGTGGCGAGTACATCGACGCGGAGTTGCAAGCCGCCGTGGATAACGCTGACAAGAACATTGCCGTGGTGCGGGAAGTGATCAAGCTTGCGGGCAGTAGGCGCGCTTGGCTATTCTTTTGCGCGGGCGTCAAACACGCACAGCACGTCTGCCAAGAGTTAATCAACCAGGGCGTAACCGCGGCCTGCGTGACCGGTGACACGCCCAAAGCGGAGCGTGAAAGGATCCTGACCGAGTTTAAGGCGGGGCGCATATGTGCGCTAACGAACGCAAACGTATTGACTACCGGCTTTGACTACCCCGACATTGATCTGATTGCCATGCTTCGTCCCACCATGTCAGCGTCACTCTACGTCCAGATGGCAGGGCGTGGAATGCGTCCCAAGAGTCACACCGATCATTGCTTGGTGCTGGACTTTGCAGGGGTGGTTGAGATGCACGGGCCAATCACCAACGTGCAGCCACCAAAGAAAGGTGGATTAGGTGAGGGTGAGGCGCCTGTGAAAGTGTGCGACGTATGCCATGAGATCGTCCATATCTCTGCCCATGAATGCCCCAACTGCGGCACACCATTCCCTCCGGCGCCTGAAAAGAAATTAGTGTTGCGCCACGACGACATCATGGGCTTGGATGGCGTAGATATGCCGGTGACTGAGTGGAATTGGCGCAAGCACGTTAGCCGCGCCTCGGGCAACGAAATGATCGCCTTAACTTATTACGGTGGCCTGACTGACCCACCCATCACAGAGTACCTGCCGGTGCTAAATCAGGGCTATGCGGGCACTAAAGCCATTCAGTTGCTGCATGACATTGCAAGGCGCTCTGATGCAACATTGTCCGGCATTGATCAAGCGCAAGTACCGTTAACGTACTTGGTTACACAGATGAATGAGTCCAACCCGCCAAGCACAATTTCGTATAAGCGTGATGGCAAATTTTATAAGGTGGTTAAAAGATTATGGTAAATCCATACAAAATTACAGAGCCAACGTGCATCAGCTTTAGTGGTGGGCGAACCTCGGCCTATATGCTTTACAAAGTTTTAGAGGCTGGGGGGGGGCAATTGCCTGACCAAGCAATAGTATGCTTTGCCAACACAGGTAAAGAACATCATGCAACATTGCAATTTATTAAAGATTGCGAAACAAATTGGGGCGTGAAAATTAATTGGGTTGAGTTTGAAGATTCGCAAGCCAGATTTAAGGTTGTAAATTTTGATACAGCATCACGCAATGGAGAGCCTTTTGAGGCAGTTATTAAAAAATATAATAAATTGCCAAATCCTGCTCAAAGATGGTGTACAGGCACTTTAAAAATACAAACCATTCACAAATATCTTAAAAGTCTTGGTTGGGATCATTCAGAAAAAGATAACAATGATTTTGTTGGAATACGATATGACGAAGCAAGGCGTTCGGCAAAAATTCCTATATACAAAACGCCGTTGGTATCTGCAAAAATTGTTAAACAAGATATATTTAATTTTTGGAATGAACAAGCATTTGATTTGCAATTGCCAATCGTTAATGGCGAAACCGTAGGCGGCAATTGTGATTTGTGTTTTTTAAAAGCATTGCCAAAAGTTGTTGGATTGATCCGTCAAGAACCTGAACGTGCGTTGTGGTGGGCAAAAATGGAAGCGTCTATTGTTGGTAGTGGACAAGGCAATGTTTTTAGAAAAGATCGACCTAGTTATCAACAAATAATTGATAACAACATAAATCAAAATAATTTGTTTGATGATGGCGATATTGCTTGCTTCTGCGGAGATTGACATGGTTACAACCGTATCAGAACACCTAGAACAAGCCCGAGTAGTGATGTGGTTTAGGCAGACATATCCGGATACATTAATCTTTGCGATTCCAAATGGCGGTTTGCGTTCTAAGTCACAGGCCATGAAGTTAAAAGTCGAGGGCGTTGTGCCTGGCATACCTGATCTTTTCATCCCTGCATGGCGCGTGTGGGTGGAGATGAAAAAGGCAAAAGGTGGTGTTTTATCAAAAGAACAACAATTAATGATTAAATATTTACAAAGTGTGAATTATTGTGTTATTGTGGGTCATGGTGCAGAAGACGCCATCAATCAACTAAGGAACCAACATGAAATTATGCAAAGACTGCAAGCACTTTGACAACACTAAGCTAGGCATGGAGTGTGTGCGTCCACTAGGAATTAGTTTAGTTACAGGCGAGCCAAAGTTTCGCAAGATATTAGCGGAAACAGAACGCGGGCTTGAGGCTACTGGCTGCGGCACCGAAGCCCGTTATTTCGAAAGCAAATAAAACAACCGCCCCTGCGATATGACCAAGGGGGCATAAGGAGAGCATCATGGCATTACAAGAATGGAGCATGGAATTACTGACAGTCGTGTTGGCGTTGCTTGATGACGCTGACCCGAAGTCAGAGGCAGCAATCAAGGCGCGTCAGTTGTTAGCCACCAAGATCACCAATTAAGGATCCGACATGAAAGTTAAACACTTGAACCACGCTACGTTAATTGAATGCCGCCTTGGTGGCATACCCGCGCAGATTGCCGTTTGGCGCGGTGGCGATTACACAGTCATGGATAACCGAGGTTATGCCGCACCGTGGCTTGAGCGCAAGGCAGGGCAATCTGCCGTGTTTGAGGCTATCCAAATTGATGCTGAACAGAGTCTTGACCGTTATCAAACTAGGGAGTAACTATGAAACAAGAACCTAAAGACCACTTTGTAACTATCCGTATGCCGATTGAGTTGTTTAAGGTTGTTAAGGCACTTGCCGATGGCCAGACACGCTCGGTGAGCCGTCAGATTATTCACTTGGTTAAGACTGGGTTGGAGGCGAAATGACCCCATACGAAAAAGGCTTTGAAGACTGCAAAAAACAAGTCAAGGTTGCTATGGTTGCGGCTGTTGAAAATGCCATCCTGATGGAACGCGAGGCTTGCGCGCGGTTGGTTGAGGAGATGGCCGGTAGAGCAGAAGACATCCGCCGTGCGGTGCTTGAGGTTGCTGTTGAGAACATTAGAGCAAGGTGGCAGAAATGAAAGAAGCCCGCGAACTACAAACGCTGCTTGACGAACTTGAGCGCCACGTCAGATTGCAAACAATTTTAATTGACAGCTTACAAGCAAAAATGCGTGGTGCGTTAGCTGCGTTAAGAACGGGCGCAGCACTTGATGTTGTTGCCGCTATTGAAATATTGAGAAAAGAATGACCGAGAGCCAAGTCTACAAACAGATCATCGAGAACCTTGCACAGATTGACGACGACATTGCACGGCTGCGCCAGCAACACCTAATGCTGCGCGTAGACATTCAAATCTTATTGGAAAAAAAATGCTCTACGAAATCATAATGTGGTTCTACGCCTCTATGGCGTTGATGGTGGGTGCTTTGTTGTGGTTTCACACCACCCGCGAAAAGCCCCACGTCTACCCGCCCGAGTGGGTCTGCGACGGGTGTGGTCAAGTTTGTAGTGAACTCAAGGAGGGGTACTGTGAATACTGCGCGAAACAATACTAATCAATACTCAGATAGAACTGACGCCAACTGGACAGGGCGCATTGCGCGCTCAATCCACACGGGGTGGTACAGCAAACCGTACATCCCCTTGTGGCGCAGAGTGCTATGGTACGTTACCACCTACCGGATATGAGGCACCCACGGGTGCTTGGGTGAACGCGGTTTCGCCACTTACAACGTGGTTGCCCGTCCAAGGCGACTCCATCACCGGCCCGTAGCAAGAGGCCAAAGTCACGCCGTTGACTTGCTTAGTTTGCTTGGTGCAAAGCATTGCCCACATATTGCTCATGCCGGTCGTGGGCGTGTCGCCCACTTTGAATGACCTAAACACAGCGGGCTGTACTGACCAATCGGGTGCCTGGGGGTAACTAGTCAAGGGCGGCACACCGAACAGACTCCACACTTTGCCTTTGGGCGCATCACAACTGCCTTGCATGAGCGTCATGTTGGCGACCGCCATGCCTGTTAGCACAGGGCAAACTGCCACGCCTTCTTTAAAGGTCTTGCCTTGTACGCTAATGGTCTTGCCGGTGAGCGTTGCGGGTGAGGCCGCGCAGAGGGCGTACTCACCCTTGCAGACCGCTATGGTTTGGGCTTGAACGCTAAACGTAAGCAAAAATAGTATTAAAAATTTCACGATAACATCTCCAATGCGTTGGCTTTAGTATGCTCAACCCTGTTTAACCAACCTTTTTGAAAAGTCGGGTTATTCAAGGACTTGTAAAAATCTGCTTTGGTGTTGCTGAATTTATCAATGAGTTGGCGTATTGACCAAACGCTAATGGCTTGCATGGTGAGTGGGCCGAGGTGACCGTCTTCGGTTGCGCCTACCGATCTTTGAATCAATTTGATTGAGCGCCCCGAGCCTGAGTTGACCGACATATCAAAGGCGAGGTAGTCCAGCGCGTTTGGTAGGGCGTCGCCCTTAACCGTGTCCCAGTAGCGTTGCTTATAAAAATTCATTACGGTTGCGGGGGTTAGGTCGCGCATATCTTGAGTGCTGACCTTATGCCCAACGTACTCTTCCCACGCGGTTTGGGTGACACCTAAGTTAGTGCAACCGGCTCTACCATCGGGTAAGTGGTTGCCGTTATCGGCGGGGTTATCTGAAAAGCCGCCTTCGCTTTGCAGCATCAGGCTAAAAGACTTTGCAAAATTACTTTTCATTTCTTCTGTGCGTAGAACAGGGTGCGGTCACCGAAGAGATAAAAACCTACGGCGCTTGCAAAATTGTTGACCGCTGGGTTGTCTTGACCGGTCAGCATCATAAACGACCAAGTACCTAACACGATAGCGCCTACGGACGGGCGCATAAGCCTCACCACGGCTTCAACCCACGGGTAAGTGCTGCCACCAGCGCCTACATTGTTCATCGCCTTAAACATCTCAAGGTCGGTGTTACGCATTTGCGTGTACTCACCGATGTTGGTCGGTTTGTAGACGTCAGACTGAATGAAACGCCCGATTAAGGACTTGCCAAGATCAACGGCCAACGGGCCAAGGGCTGCGAGGATGGTAATTGGATCCATTACTTGTCTACCTTCGATTCAAGTTTGTCGAATATTCGGTCGAGCAGCATCTCAACACGGTCAAAGCGTTTGTCCATCTCGCCTTTAAGCGTATCCATTTCAGATTTCTTGACGTAGGCGTCGCTGACGTGCAGCTTAAGGTCAGAGATGTCGGTCTTGAGTTCTTTAACCGAATCCCATAACTGGCGGCAAAACCATCCGCCGACTGCGAATAGTGATCCTACGCCTACGTTGATGACGTTTTGCCAATCCATGTTACGGCCTCAAGTTGTTGCGGTTTGGTTGCACAGGGGTTAATTTGTTGCGAGGTTCGGTAGCAAAGTCATACAAATCTGACACTTTACTACCCGCGTAAACAAATGGATTATTTTTTTCGTCTTGTGTTGCAGCTTCTTTTGCACCAGTTCGTATTGCGCGTTGAGCTCTACCTGAATTTGCCGCCGCATCATATATCGTACTTAAAACTTTAACACGCTCATGCGCTGGCAGCACAGAAAATAACTCTTCTGCGGTTTTAGAAGTTTTTAAACCTTCGGTTAAAGCGTCCATTACTTTAGCGCCAACTTTGCCTTCAATTTTTGACAACATTTCGTTGGCGATTGTGCCTTTAAAATTGAAAGTAGTCGGCAAACGAAACAATTTTAAGTTGCCTTTTAAGACTTCAGCCAATGCCTCTTTACCTGTCGAGGCTTGGTCAGAAATCTTAATGTCGCGTGTCATTTGTTTGGTTGCGTCATCTACCGCAGCCATTTGCTCTTTAGTAAGAATCTTTGCTAAATCACCTGATTCGTAACGCGCAAAGCCAGTAGCTTTTTTAAGCAACGCTTGCTCACCTCGGCCAAGCACATTTAAAAATGGCATAACCCGCTCGCCACCTCCAGGCTGCTCCAACACCTTCATCATGGCGTTTAAAACGGTTGCTTGGTTAACAGGGCCGGATGCCTCAGAAAACAATTTACGCGCTTCGCCATACGCGGGTACGCGGGTTTCAAACTCACCAATAAATTCTTTTAATACACCACGGGCTGCGTTTTGCGTGTCGCGCCCTAATCCTTGTGCAGACGGTGCAGCGTTAGCAATGTCAGACAACGCGCGTTTAATGTAGTGCAACGATTCACCGGTAATCTCAGGGATTACAGCGGGGATGTCTTTCATAATTGGTTTGCCCGCAGCGTCTAACACCCCGCTTGGCACCGATTCCGCAGCTTTAGCCGTACCCATAATAAATGGGCGTCCTTCCATTTTTGCTATTTCAGCAGCCGCTTTTAACGTGCCTGCTGGCATACGATCAAAAATAGTTTTTAAAGCGTCATCAATAGGCACAACTGCTTTATCGGCTGCTTCATAAAAAGGTCTAGATAACAAATCACGTTCTTTAATGCTTTTGGCCAAGTCCGGCGTTACGTTTGTAATGCCCGCACGGCGCGCAATTTCTTGTGCTTCTTTTGTGGTGTACGCAATGTCGGCGCTATATACGTTGCGCCCTATGACACGTTCATTTAACGCTTGCCATGCAGGTCTATCAATACCAGCAGTAGCTTGAGCGGCAGTAACCTCACCACCGCGCCCAAGCATATTTTTAAACGCGGGGATGTCAATCCCCCCAAGCGTTTCAGACGCAATCTTTTTAGCTTTTAACGCCGTACGATTGCCGATGTCTAAAATGCCGGTTGCGCCGCGAACAAGTGCGGGCGCAATGCCTTCAAACATTGCACCTTCCATGACGTTTTGCGCGGGTTCTTGCACCGTTTGATACGGGGTGCGAGGCGGTCTTAATCCTAGCGCTACATCCGCAGCATTCAATCCTTCTTTTGCAATACCATACCCTAAACCCGCGCCAGCCACAGTACCAAATGGGCCTAACGATGTACCCAACAAGCCGCCGCCCGCCGCGCCTAACGCTTCAATTGTTGGCCCTGCGTATTCGCGCGCGGTAACTAAGCCTTTATATAAATTAGGGCTAGTTTGAGCAAAGCCTGGTTGTCGAGCAATTGGCATACCTTCGCCGGTTTGCACAACGCCACCATATTGTTTAGCTAACGCATCATAGTCTACGGGCGCAGCCTCAATGGTGCCGCCGTATTGTTTAGCTAAAGCGTCATAATCCATTATTGAATCCCCGCGTCTTTTTTAAATTTAGCGGCTGCTTCGGCGTTTGGCAATGTAACCGAGCGTCCGTCCGGCAAACTTACGCGCACCCCACCACCACTTTGAGGTGTGGTGGTTTTAGGTGTGTATGTAGGCACGTCAATTTTTTGCGGCGATCTTCCTTCGGTTTCAAAAAACTTATCAAGCGTACCGTTATCAACATTTCGGTTGTATGTGTTAATGGCACGTTCTTCAATGTTTTTACGAATTTCAGTTAATTTAATTAACGCGGCTTTGTCCATGTTAATAGTGCCGGTCATTACGCCACGAATATATTCGCGTTCGGCGGGGGTGTCCATGCCTCTTGCGCCGATGCCTAGTGATTGGATCATGGGGAATACGTCAGAACCCAACATGGCATCTAAAATTTGAGTATCCGCAACTTTTTTGCCTGCTTTTATATCACCGGTAAACTTAGCTTTTGCGGCTTCAATATTTTTAATAATTTCAGCGCCAAAGCCAGTAATTGCGTCAGATGTTTTAAGCTGGTCAAGTGTTTCGTACAGTTTAGGCAAATTGTCAGTTGCAGCAGTTGCGGCTGTAACCATACCTACATCGCGGTTACCTTTAGCTTCACCAACAACTTTTCTATAAGAGGTTTCAAATTGTTCAGGCGGCAATTTGCCAACTAATTGTTTTCCGGCGGCGTCTAATACTGGTGTAGAAACACTAGTACGTTGATCAACAGCGTTATATTCACCTTTAGTGTTTTGAACAATTTGCCGCGTAGGCATTAACAAATTGTGTTGTTTAATTAACGCATCCGCAGCGGCTATTGCTTTAGGGCTACCTGAACTAATTAGTTGACTAATTTTTGTTTGTATTTGCGCTATTTCTGGAGGAATTGCGTCCGCAGTAAGCGCATTTACGTTTGGCGTAATTGGTGCTGCGGGGTTTACGTTTAATCCGTTTACGTTTGGCTGTACGGCTGTTGCAACAGGCATAGGCGTGCTGCCAATTGGTGCGGCACCTGACATTGGCGCAACAACAGGAGCAGTACCGCGTGTGGGTGGTGTCGCGCCGCCGCCAGTCATAGGTGCTACCCCACCACCACCACCACCACCGCCGGTCATTGGCGCGGCGGGAATTGTACCAGTAGCAACAGGTGGTTCGCCGCGCAAAATTCTAGCAATATTGGCTTGTTCGGCTTGCTCCATAGTTAACCGTTCACGCGCAATACCGGCTTGCAAATAGCCTGCGCCTGACGTTGTGTCTGCATTACGACGCGACGTTTGGTCTTGGTAAAACTTTTCAAGACCCATTGCTGATCTTTTAAGCAATTCCTCAAATCCACCAGGCTTTCTTAATGATTCTTGAATAGTTGCCATTGATGTGTCGGCGGTAATCCCTTTAGATGCCAAGAGAGGGCCTATCAAAGGATCTTTATGATTGCCTTGATGCCAAGCCAAATACTCTTCCGGCGTACGCACGTTTGAGAGTAACTCACGCGACGTTTCAAGTCGTGACTTAACAATTTCGCCGGTAGTCTTGTCATTGGCTAATGCTTTAGTTCTTAAATCGGCCGCGTATTTAGGGTTTTGCATTCCAACTTCCCTAAGAAACTCGGGGCTTGAAATGTTACCGCCATACTTAGCTGAAATTTCGCGCAATGCGTTGGTGTCTTCGTATTCTTGATTTGCTTGACGAATTTGCATTGCTTGCGCCATTTGGCCAAGCATATTAACTTGTTCTACAGGGCGTATGCCCAAAGCAATATTGGCATCAACTGGCATAATTTAATTCCTTAGAAATTTTGGCCTAAATCTTGATTGCCAAACGCGTTACCTGACCCAAAACCACCATTATTCATCATGGTGTTGTAAGTGTAATTTGATCCCACAGGTGTGCTAGGATTATTTTTTGCGTACATATTAAGCAATCTGTTTTGGTAGTACGCGTTTGTTAACCCGCTTACGCCTTGATTAAACGCGTTGGCTCCGCCGACATAACCTGACGCCGCAGCGTTGCCCGCGCCGATAAGGTTGTTGCTGACGTTAGTGCCGTACGCGCCAAGTGTATTTGACACGCCAGTACCGTAATTGCCGACTGCGTTGTAAGTGCCTGTGCCTAACGCACCATACGCGCTAGACGCGCCTTGCCCTGCATTAGCTATGGCTTGACCGCCTGCGGTGCCAAAGTTTAAGTTGGCTTGACCTTGCATGGCCGCAGCACTTTGACCAGCAGCAGCGCCCACTTGAAATGGTTGAAGAGTATTGCCACGGATAGTTTGAAACCGATTGAACGCGTTACTGTACTCTTGCGAGGCTTGCTCACCCGCAAAACCTGACGCGGCTTTCAAAGCGTTGCCCGAGATGAGTCCACCGCGCGCAGCAGCTTGACGGTCAATGCCTTTCAAACCTTCTTTAACTCGAAAAGCGTAACCAGGGTCAATACCGGCTGCAAAATCAGTCGGCGTAAAATCAGCCGTCTTAAAACGACCGTAGTCGGCAGCGCCTGTGTTACCACCGATTCCTAAAAGCGTATTAAGTTGATTAAGGTTGGCGGTGCCTGACTCGCGGTACGGCGCAAAGTCTGCGCGCGTCTGATCGTACATCCGTTGCTGAAAAGCCAATTGCTGTTCAAGCGTGTCGCGTTGGACAAGCAGTTGCTTATCAACGGTCGAACCCGCCGCCGCAATTTGTTTATCAAGCGCTTCTTTTTGCGCGGCAAGCTGTTGCTGCGAAATTAGCAATTGAGTTGCGTTAGCGTCTTGCGTTGCATCAATCTGCGCGCGAGAAGCCTTTGACGCTGCGTTTGAACTGATAACAGCGCTGCCGATTGTGCCTACGGCGACGGCTCCAGCTACCCAAAAAGTCATGTCAACACCTCATTTTTAAGTTTGTTTCCAAGGGTGAACATACTTGAGTCATCCTCTTCAACCAATTCATGCTCTGCATCTTCAATTGTTTTGGCGTCAACTACATGGAACGTCATGCAAAGCGCATCTGTTTCCGCATAGACAGCGCGTTTAGTGCCAGGCTTACTGCACAGCAAATGAGGCCCTGTCACGGATTTTACCCCTTCATCTGTTGTAATAGCTACTGTTCCCGACACGATCAAATAGAAGTGTTCTTTTTTGTGAATCTTACCTACAACTATTACGCCCGCTGGTCGCCACACTTCGCGGCAATACATCCCTGCGTGAAACGTATGCTTAGTTTCAGGCTCGTATTGAGGCATTTTAGAAATAACGTCTTGCAAGGCTTGCACCTTGCTGACCATTGTCGGAAGATTAAAGGTCACCTTCATTCCGGCACCCACGATAGCGTTGCTTCATCCCAATAGTACGGCCCACCCGTTGACGGGTACGGTACAGGTGCTTGCCAAAGCCAAGTCGGTGGGCCAATCGTCCACGATGGAAACGGTTGGGGTGCGTAGAACACACCCACTACGCTGTCTTGAACAACGGTCGTGTCAAGCGTATAGCCTAGCCCCGCATAATTGGCTCTGAGCGCCTTTGATTGGTCAGGATCAGGTGTATCGGTATTGGGTATGTAATAAATGCCGCCATGAGTGTTGTACGACGTTTGCCACCACAGGCTTGGATCACCCACAAGGCCGGTGTCGATAAACGCTTGATCGGCACGAATGACGTCATCGACAATACCTTTGCCGTCAACCAAGACAGGAACTTTTGCAAAGTAACTCATGTCTGCAAACTCGCTGAAGTATTAAAGACGTGGATTGAATAGCCCGCCACAAGCGAGTAAGTGCCACCAGTCATGCGTTGAGGCCCGAGATAGCGAATAGCAAAAAAGCCTGACCCACCGCTGCCCGCAGCACCCCCTGCAGCATCACCGCCGCCACCACCACTTCCGGTGTTAATCGTACCGCTAGTAGCGCCAGGCCCCGCAGGGTATTGTGTGCCTTGACCGCCACCGCCCGCACCGCCTGTGCCCGCCGTGCCGTTGGAATCATACCCGCCACCACCGCCCGCACGGGTAATTGCCGTGCCGGTAATTGAAGATGAAGTACCCGCGCCGCCGTTACCACCTTGGTATGCAGCACCGCCACCACCCGCTGCACTTGCACCACCACCACCGCCTGCGCCTGCATAAGTTCCTGCGCTTGAACTGCCACCGGCGTTACCTTGACCAGACGTACCCGCACCGCCACCCGCGCCACCGCTAATGTCGCCGTTTATTGCACCGCCGCCCGAGCCACCGGTTGCACCATTATTACCTGCAGTTCCACCACCTCTACCACCACCAACGGCGGTTAATGTAGAAAAAGTAGAGTTACTACCGTTGCTATCCCCGCTGCCGCCGCCGCCAATTACAACGGTATAAAGGGTGCCGCTAGTTAATTTAGCGGTTGACGCCAAATAGCCGCCCGCACCGCCTCCACCACCACCGCTGTTACCCCCTCCCCCGCCACCGGCAATCAGCAGCAAGTCAATAGGGATCAACGCGTTTGTGCCAAAGCCAAACGCGCCCGAGGCTGCTACACCAATGGTCGATAAGCGTGGCATTTATGCGTACCTTGTTTGCGAAGCCAACACGGTAAAGGCTGCGTTACCCGTTTTGATGATGGCGTAAGTGTAGGTGTCTACTGAGTTTGCGCTACCGGCGTTTGGCGTAATACCACTTTGCCATTTAGGTGTGACAGACGTACCATCAATGGTGACCGCGCTGTTGTAGTAGGCGGTCGCACCTTGAGTTGCCATAAAGGTAACCGTAATGGTCTGACCCGTAGACATCAAGCTATTAAGAGTCGCCGAGGACAACGCTCTAAAGTTCATTGTCCAGTTGGCGGTGGCGTTAGTCGTGTAGTACACAATGGATTGTGTCGCCACGTCGTAGTTGATTGTGCCAGTCGCCGCAGTTGCCGAAATAGTTGTTGGTTCAACAATGTACTTAAAATTGTTGTTAGTGACGTTAAGCAACTGAAAACGCGTACCGTCGTACTCAATGAGCATGAGCGCACCGGCGATAATGTCGCCTGCTTCAAGTGCTGTAGTGCCAAACTTGGTAATTGACTTAACACCTAACGTGTCGATGTCAATGGTCACCGCTGCGGTGTTGTTGTTCTGAGCAATAAAACTGTATTGTGCGCCCGCAGCATAACCTGACAATGCGGGTGTAGCCAAGCCGGTCAGCGTGTTAGTACCGGCTACCGTAATTAGGTTGCTAAAGGTGGTCGTGTCGTTAATTGCGGGAATATCGTCATACGACCCGATCTGCACAAAAGCCGAAGTTTTTAAAATAAACTTGTACAGCACCCCACCGTCTAGCCAAATCTCAGCCGGTGTGCGCCCCGCCGCGTCCAACACAATCGGGTTGGTGTTGTTAGTCGTGCCGTCGCGGCTGGTATAAGTCGTAACTGGCGTGGTAGTGCCCGACAGGTAGGTGTATATCAAGCCGCCCGTAAGCGGGTCACCGTTGCTGTCAAAGAATTGCGCGCCCGCACCGGCAAAGGCTGAGATATTGATGGACATTAGACTATCCCTGTAATGATGCCGTTGACAACAGTCACGGTTTTAAAGTCGGTTGTTGTAAAAGTGCCTGAAGCCCCGCCCGCACCGCCGCCCAATTGTTCGTATAGAGCGTTAAAAAATCTAAACCATTCGCGTGACATAAGCCCCGTAGCGGGGTCAACCACCGGTACGCGAGGCGCGGGAATTTGAGTAATGTTCATGCTTTGGTTGCCTCAACGTCAAGTTCAGCCGCCATGATGGCAATCTTGACCGGATCGGTGCCTGAAATCTCATACACTCGGTCACGCAACTTTTCAGTCATGCCAAGACGACGCCAAATGACGCGGGTGCCGTACTCGCCTATACCGCCCATTGATCGCCAATGCTCGTTTGACCAAGTGTGGCCACCATCGTCTGACCAGCGCAGCATTACCAAAGGCTGCACATAATCGTCTACCGACATAATAATTTCAATTTCATCAACAATACCGATTGAGCCCGATACGATCATGGGGCTTAAATACACGCGCCCTGGTATCTCGGTGCGGCCTTGCAGCCCCACGCCGGATTCGCAATTTAGTTGCAAAGAGTGTTGAACGGTGCGCTTAAAGTTATTGGTGCCGGTAGGCAACGCCCGCCATGAGCGCAGCCATTTTTGAGTGCGTGGGCCGTCAGCGTAGACTTCTAAATCAAAAGCGTACAAGTTGCCGTTTTGAAAGTCACCTACGATAACTTCGTTATTAAAAAACATTTGGCAATTGCTGCGATGACGACTAAAGTCGCCATTACTAAAACTTGCCCGCTCATGCCATGCTTGCGCGGCAACGTCATACACCCAAGTTGCTTGCGCGGTAGGGAATGTCAAAACGTAAAACGAATGACCGTCTTGCTGATAAGTGTAGGCAATGGCGTCTGAAATGTCGCCGTACTGTTGAATCTGCCATTCAATTGCGTGGGTGCTGATTCGCACACCGGTGTAGCCTTGTGAGCGGTAGACAATACCTTGCCCACGATTATCAGCGCCTAACCAAAACAAACCGTTGTCTAGTTTGGCAACCGAAAAGGTTGCAGCACACCCAATCTCGTTAAACGCGCCTTGAATGCGCGATAAGGGAAAACCCGAACCTTGGGCGGCGTCGTACCAAACTTCAACTGAGGTTGTGCCAAACAACCAAATCTCTGAGTGATCGGTAATGGATGACACTAAACCGTCGGGGCTACCCTCGGCGCTTGCAAAATCAAGCGGGTCAATTAGCAGCGGGTCAAGCAATTCTGTTACCCATACGCGCTGGCTATCGGGCTCAATAAATACAAAATACCCGTCAAGGTACGATACTGTTAAGGCACCAGGGAAGTCTACGTCCGTAATCTGTGCAAATATAGTAGTCGTGGCGTTGTAGATAAAACTTGGGCCGTTACACGCTACAAACAAATAGTTACCATCATCAGCCATTGACACAGGGCCATCGTTGGCAACTACACCGAGCGTTGTAATGGCGTATTGGTTATCAATGCGGTAAAGCGTGTTGCCTGACACGACATAGCCGTAACCACCGTATTGCCAAAGCCCACGCACGGGGCCTGTGCCTACAGCGACTAATAGTTCAAGCCCTGGCGCCCTGTTTAAGAACGCAGGCTCCAAGCCGCCTTCGGCAATTACCTCGGGGAACAAGTTGACCATGCGATTGTTAGCCGCGTTGATGCTGCGGGTCACATAGGATGAACCGAGGATGGGCGACTTCATTAGTAGTTGCCAGCAAAAATGTTGAAGCGTTGACGCGTTGCAACAATCGAATAAGGCAACGACATAATATCGTCAGGGTTGTTGATGCGTTTAATGTTGCGCTTGGAGTACATTGCAATGCGCGACACTTGGGGTGAGGGCTCAACACCAAATTCAGGCGCTAGTTCACACGCTAAGTTGTAACGAAAGGCGCGAAGATAGCCTGGTGGAAACGCCAAGGGTGTGGACAACAATGCAGCGGTAGTCAATTCCTCGACCGATATAATGTGCCATTCCAATACCTTGGTAGGCACCGGATAGACGGTCATCGTAATGTCGGGATAATTCATGTTAACAAACATAACTTGCGGGTAGGTGGACGTCACGGTCTTGACCGCAATGCCGTCATATTGCTGTTGATTGATTAACTTAATGCCAAACGAAATGCCCGAAGACGCATCGCGGAAGTAAGTTGAGTCATCTATCAGAATAGGGCGGTTACCTACAAAGTCGCCCGTGGGGCCAAGAGTTTGCGTTGCAAAATTTGGTGGCCAAGAGAACACTTGGTCTTGTGTTGAAAACACCGACAATCGCTCAGTATTCCATGAGTCGATCATTTGATTGAGTGCGGCTAACGCATCATTAGCGGTCGCAGCCGACGGTTCTTCACCTTCAGCCAGTTGACCGATTAGGCGTAACGCCCCATTGATTTGATCACCGGCTGTGGTTGTAGTCATACTTACTCCGTTTTACGACGTCGTTTTAGCTCATTCACAGGCGCAGCCTCGACCACCGGCGCGTCTAAATTATATACTTCCCACCCGTTTTTCACGTCATTTTCGGCTTCCAAATGAGAAATTGCCACTTTGTTGCCGTGTACGGGGTGCTTGAGGTAAATGTGCATTCAGAATCCTAGTGCGAGGGGTGAGGATCACCCACCCCTCTACGCGTTAACCTGCTACGCGGTAAGCGACGTAAGTTGCGTCAGCGGTCTTGCGAACGCGCCAATTGCAAGCGGTGTTAGCCGAAACTGCTGCAACGCCCACCAAAGTCACGCCGGTGTTAGCCGTGACCGTAGCAGCGTTTGTGCCACCGATGTTAATAATGTAAAAGTCAAAACAGCTATTGACTTTCATGCTTGGAAACGCTGTGTCTAACGATGTGCCCAAGGGCATAGTTAACGCAACAGCAGCACCCGTGTAGGTGATGATGCCAGTTGCTAATTCAGCAGCAGTCAGAGTGGCTGCGGCTACTTTAGCTGTAGGAGCCACTTGCGTGACCATGTTGATTTCGGTTTCGTTGCCATCACCGAATTGATAGCCACCTGCGCCATTTGGAAGTGCCATGATGAAATTCCTTTAAAAAGTTTAGAAGAAGGGGCTTACGCCCCCACTCTGTTTAGCCCCACAAACGCACGGCGGTAACCGGACGAATGGCTGCAAAACCGTACAAGACGTCCACACGGCAAGGCATACGGTCGTTGTTAATATCGTACTGACGCACGATACGCAACGAAATACCGTTATGGACTTGGCGTGAGGCCATGTCAACACCCTGTGGCAACAGCAAGTCAGCAGTCGCTAACGTGATCGCATCTTTGTGATAGATCAAGTTTTGCGGGTAGGCTGTTGCCGATCCACCCAAGAACGTCAACACAGCGCTAGCTGCGGGGAACGCATTGATAGTAGCCAAGGCGTTAGCCGAGGTATACATAGGCGGTTGAACTGTCAGCGTTGCGGTAGTTGTTGACGAAACAGTTACGTCAGCAGTTACGACAAACTGTTGCAGCGAGCCAGTTGTTTGACGGGTTTGTGGGTTGACTGCAAACACGCTAGCAATGGTGAACACGTCACCAATCTTGAACGTGGGTGAACCGCTTGTAAAGCTAATGGCAAGCGAGGTTGAGCCTTCAGTTGTAACCGCAGTCGCCACGATTGGAGCAGTTGGCGAAACACCTGTGGTGTGCTGAACAATCGACTGCGACATATTGATCTCGTCTAAGCCCAATACGCCTTCGCCCATCATACCGTTCTTGAACTGACGGCTGATAGTACCAGTTGGGTTAAACAGACCTTTCAAGCCCTCGACCAAACCGGCGTTGGCGGCTGGGTTAACAGTCGCATAACGTGGGCTCATGGGGGTAGCAAACTCGTTAAGTTTCTGTTGTGCTGCAAGCAGAACAGCAGAAGTCGAAGGAGTCGTGCCAGGGGTGCCTACTGCGTTGTAAATGCTTTTGTAGACAGAAGCTACGTCAGCGTCAACGCTTGATGCCAATTGCGACACACGGGGCTTGAGAACGCGTTCTGCAAAGTCATCCAATTGCATGGTGAGTTCGGCAGAGGTGAAGTTCACGCCAATGTGCTTTTGGCTTGCAACAGCCAAAGTTGTGTATTGCTCGTTGTCGTCTTGCACTTGCAAGGCGGCACCGTCGGTTACCAAGGCGCGGTCAGGTAGACGAATACGCAGGGTTGAACCGATTTTTGCGCCTTCAATGGCGAAGGAATCGTCGTACTGACGATTGACGTTGCGACTGATCACTAAGTTGTTCTCAAGGATTTCGAGGCACTTCCGTGTGATCATATCGATGGTTAGAATGCTATTTGCCATGATAATTTCCTAAAATAAGTTAGCGGAGGTTGCGCGCTTCGTGCTTCCTTACCTGTCTTGCTCTTTCTGCCTCAATCCACTCGGAAGTAGACATTGACTTGATAGAACGTGGATCAGTCGTATCGTATGCCGGTGAACCGGTCGTACGGGCTGATACAGGTGAAATAGGCGCTGGCGCGTTTGAAGTCTTTTTAATCGGTGGGTTTGCGGTTAACTGAGCCTCAATCTTCCCGATCTCTTTGGCTTGCATGATAGGCGAAAGACGTGAAATCCGTTCCGCTTCTCGGGGGTTTGCACCTAAGTGGTAAGCCACTTCGGGGCCATTGT